TATGGACCACTCGGATCCCGTAATCCTCGACCAACATACTCAAAAAGTATGATGTTCCAGCACTAATACAACCGCACATAAATGCGGTCATAGGCTGATTGCTAAAACTAAATAGTTCTGTATAGGGACTTATGCCCCATAGAAACACACCAACCCAAAATCCCATGCATAAGTGGCAATGGAATAGGCGCCCGAAGCCACCCATTGATTTACAAGGTGGACGGATCTTATTGAAGATATGTCCGTGTATAATAATAAATGTCATGCCGTAAGCGGCAAGTATAAAATGTAGGAGCTCCATTTTAGTAACGATTTCTGAGCGGGCTGTAGTAGTAGCCCGGAGACTGGGAGCCCTTCTGAGCATACTGCGGCACCTCGCCATACTCCGTAGAATCACGATCGTCGGGATGTGTGTACATGTCTTCGACCTCTTTCTCATATTGTGCCGCGGTTCTGTCGTGCTCTGCTTCCTCAATGAGAAACTCAGTTATAACGAAAACCGCAGCTTGCAGTGGATTAACTTCTGTATTCTCAAAGATATCTGCTTCTAGGGACCGAAACACATGGCCGCCCTGCACTGATGCGCGATCAACAATACCTTTATCTGATAAAAGCTCAAACAGGCGATTTTGATAATCATAAACATCTTCGGTAGCGGTTGTCTTAGGAAAACTCACAACTTTATTTTGTTCCGGCATTACAGCAATATCAATCTTTTTATGATCCATGATCAATAAAGAGCCATCGAGTCCCTTACGCGCATTGATTTCTATGGTTGCCTGGGGTCCACCAATCTTAATTTTAATCATTTAAACGTAGCTCCCGAACTAATTCCTGTGTTTGCAAAACCTTGTTTAAGTCAGAGTCTATAAAGTCTCTCTTTCGAAATCCCTCCAGATAGTCCACCACCTCTGTTATCTTGGCAGAGGTTGGGCGTGATGGGGTCTCGTGTGTCGTCAGCGCTGATTTAAGCCGAAGAAGCTCTTCGTTAAGATAAAGTCTTAGCTCAAAGCCGTCGTCAGCAAAACTTGTAATGTAACGATTTAATAAGTCCTTTTGCTCGGAAAGCAGGTTGGTGTATTTATCATTAAACTTATTAATAAATGAATTATATGTTAAGCTGTCCAAGGGCTGGAGGACATCGGCAGTGCTCTTCGAGGTGGGCTCCGACATTCTGTCTACAATCATCTGTTCAAACAATACCCTTTTCTTGACGCCGGCTTTAGAATTAAAAATAGCATTTACCGAAGCTAAAGATTTAAAATTAGGAACAAAATTTCCCCACACATCCGGGCTGACTTCCTTATTAATCGCAGAAATAATACGACTTTGAGCGCTGAAGATATTGTTTTCGTCAAGGGCGCCGTACGCGATCTTGGTTTCATTGAGAAGTCGTTCTGCTACTTTTGGATGTATATTAACTGTCTCCAACAGAACTGTGTACAGCTCTAGCTCTTGTGCTAAGATGCGTCCCTTGGAAAAGAATTCTTTAAGCAGCGAGCCGATCTTCTGTTTGGTGGCTCGATCTTTATTAACAACAGCCTTGGTGAGCTCTCTTGTTAGGGTCTCGTAAATGAATGCGGTATTTCGTTTTTTATTGTGCTTCATCTTCTTGTGCCTCTTTCTGCTCTAGCTGTTCCACTAGCTTCCGAACACTGCGTGTGTTTTCGAGCAAACGTCGTTCGCTAGTATTATAAGTAGATTGCTTTTGTTCTTCCAGACCAAACCTTACATCTGGGATATACCCTTGGGGTTTTCTAGAACGCGGTGTTGCGCCACGGAGAGCCTCGACATCATGCAGGGCTTTGATAGTTTTGCTGTTTGGTCCACTTCTACCAGAACGCCGCTGATCGCCGCCGCGGCGAGCTACAGTTTTATAAGAGCCTTTGGCATAGTCGTGTACATCATCACCTGATTCTTTCATATCGTCGCGACGGCCCGGAGCTGCCAATAAGGGGGATTCTTCAGCTGCTGGGGCTTCGCCACCGAGATCGTCGCCGCCGAGATCGCCGCCGAGATCACCGCCGAGATCGTCGCCGCCTAGGTCGCCGCCTAGGTCTCCGCCTAAGTCGCCGCCGAGGGCTTCTTCTGCGCCCTGTTCGGTAACTGCCTCCAGAGCCTGCTGGTACTTACGATCATAAAAAGACTCGCGCTGATTTCGCAGGAACTCATCATCAGAGAGTCCGAGAATATTATGTCCCACCCAACGCTTGCTGTATGTACCTTCAGGAACAGCATTTGCGACATCAAATTTAGTACGCATGTATTCTAGCTGCTGGAGTTCTGCGAGACGAGACGGATTGTTGAGTTCTAAATCAAAATTAATTAAATCTTCGCCGCGGAAGCCTAGCGTATAAAGATGAACCACGCCAATCTTCTCTAGTTCTGCTACCACAGCGCGCTGGAGTCGCTGGATTGTGCGCGCAAAGCGGATATCCTTCTGGGCCAAAGTAGTCTTATCTTCGTCTGCGCCCTCCAGGTTTGTCAGATAAGCCTGCGGTACTTTAATAGCAGCAAATAATTTATCTCTCATATATTTGACATCATCAATATCATTAAGACTTGCGGCACCCGGGAGAGAAGTAATATCGGAACCAACACCACCGCGCATCGGAATGAAGTAGTCTTCTTCAAGTGATAAAGGATTATAGCGAAGGTCCACGCGTCCTGTGTTGGCGTCCACCAGCTGGTTGCGCTTCATCTCGGTTTTAACTTTTTCCATATATTGGGCTACATCCTGGGGTGGGATATTGCCAACATCAATTTTAAAAATCCGTCGTTCAGGTGCGCGGACGACCCGGTAGGCGATCATTGCATCTTCCAGTAAACATAACTGGCGCCAGATTCGGCGCGCAGGATCGAGAACCGAGGTGCCATAGGGCGCGTGTCGGTCGTTACCCAAAATTCTGAAGTGTGCGACCTGCCAGTTCTCGAACGTCATACCGGCGCTGTTCCACTGATACTGTATATAATTTGGGTTTGTGGGATCTTGTCCTTCTAGCCGTTCCACTTCATTGTTGGGCATTCCAATGACCGAGGTGACTCCCATCTCATCATCGATGTCTAGATATAGAAAAAAGTCGCCATACTTACACATCGAACGGGCCCAGCCGAATGCATTAAACTCAATATTCAATACATCATAATATAAAGAATGTAGAATTGTTTTAATTTCAAGGTTGGTACACTTGACATTTAATAGAGGTTCAAACGAATTTGAAGTTGTCATCTCATCTGCATAAATATCTATTGCGGACGCAATCTCTGGCATGTACTCCATCTGTTCGAAATCAATATAGCGTTCGGCTCGGTTCTGGCTGCGGAAGGCGGCTGAGGTCATCATGTTGAAACTCTGACCCATATTGTTATCGGCGCGCTTGAACTCCTGTCCACTCATTGAGCGGAAACGGAACCGATATTTATCTAAATTACTACGGCGGTCCTGTCGGACTTGCTGCTGTTGGTAATTGACCAGCGGACCAGATAGCAGCCTGGTCAACCTCTTAAACAGAGGCGATGCGGGATTTCTCAAATTCTTATCGTTTCTGGCCATTTCTTATCCCTTTATCAAAGCAATGTATTGCTCATTAAATGCAACACCTTCTATAGTGCGCTGATTCTCTTTAGTCATTTTATGCCCCTGCATTCCTGGTATCGTGGTCGAAATGCTTGTCTTGGATGTGGAAATCGATGACAACATCTGCTTATCAAATTCTATATTTTTTTGACTTTCTACAATCACAGTGTCTCTTACCCAGCAACCAATTGCAAACGACATCACCAAATCATCGTTATAGCTGCGCATTGCTTGTGGTCGTCCCGCTTTCCAAATAAATGTTTTCATTTCTGATAATAACCGCGATGAGTTAATCTTAATTAGTTTGTTTCTCATAAACTCTTCCATCTTCGCCACAATCAATGGCCGTGTTTTTGAAGAGGTGGTAAAGCCAGGAATGACATTCGATTGCCATTGGGCTGCAACTGGGTCCACGTATTGATGATCGCCCTTTCGTGAATGATATAGGTTATGATACTCTTTATCCAACAACTTTTTAAGTACAGCATAGCCTATGTTGTTGTTTTCTATAACCAACATGGGGTTACCATATTCAGATGCAACGTTATACAAGATATCGGCGAACTCGTCGGGAGTAGGCTTCCCTACATATTCAGCCACAACTTCCATGGATTCCAGCTCCATTATGTGAAAAGCGCTGTTATCTTTTCCGTCGCCGCGGGCGACGTCGGCTACAATAAGATATGGCTTTGCGGGGTCATACTTCTTCCAAATCCAATAGTTGCGGTCAAAACCGGTGCGATATTCGGGACTTACCACTCTCTCCAAATACCATTGAATATCGTCTGGGTGAACGACGGTCTCGCCCGAAACATTGAAGTTGCACTCTAGCTCCTGTGCAATCTGTCGCTTAGACATATTCTTGGTTTCTTTTTCAAACCAGGTTTTGTCACGGTCCGGGTGGACATCCCACAGGAGCGTGGTCATATTGAATGCGTTTGTGCCGGCTTCGGCTTCGACGCAGTTCTGATGGAACCAGTTGCCCACGCCATTGGGAGTAGAAAGGGCTATACAACGACCACCAGTAGAGAGGGTGGGATACAGTGCGGTCCAGAGTTCGCCAAGCTTTTCGACGTGGGCGGCCTCATCAATTACCAACAATGACAAGGCTTCCGAACGTCCGGCATCTCCTGACGTGGAAGAACCTTTAATCTGAGATCCATTCTTTAGCTCGAAAGACGTGCGGTTATCAATCTCGATATCGCTAATTCTCATCCAATCCGGAAGATTCTTGATGATGGCTTTTACTTTTTTAACTAGGTTGGTGGCGGTTTGGAGTTTTGTGGCGACAACAAGTATGTTCTTGTCGCGGTGAAAAAGCATCAGCCATGCAATATAAGCAGCTGAAATGGTAGATATTCCTAGCTGTCGAGCCTTAAGGATTATATTGAAACGATAATCATTAAAATCTCTCAGCATTTCTTGCTGATAGTCGTACGCCTTAAAGGGGATTAGTCCTTTTTGAGGGTGGGAAATGCGACAATAGTTTATTGTAAAGTAAACCGGATCTTTGCCGGCTTTGACGATCTCTTTTAATATCTCTTGCTTTGTTAGCGCATTCCCCATAACATCCGCTACTTACCTTTGCGCGTGTCGTTCTTGGGGCGCTTGTTCTTGGGACCCTGGGCTAACCAATCCTTCACAGCTGTATCGAGATCCCTTTTCTTTGCATCCTTCTGAAGATCGTCGACAGCCTTAAGTCCACCGATACGATAATCGCAATGTGCCTGAACATCAGTCCGGTAATTAGACATTCGCTGTACCAAGATGTGATGCTCACCTTCGAGGGTTAAGGTAAGAGTCTCGCCGGTGATAGCTTTATATTCTTTCTTAAGAAACTTAACAATTTCCTTTAGTTGGCTAACAACGGTGTCTTCAAAATCGTTCTTCTTCACATCCTTGATGAGAGTTTCGGACTGATAGGTGAGCCGCATGAGGGGACCCATAAACTTAACCTGAAAGCCATCCATGACCCGGCGGTCATTAATAAAATGACCCTCTTCGCGCTTTAGTCCTGCAGTACGGGCTTTGCCGTCCGCTGCCAAGTCCGCCGAATGAGCGCCATCCCAAGCGCCGTTTGCAGCCGCTTGATTGATTCCTTGAATTATTTCGTATACTGTAGCCATGTTATTGTTCCTTATTAGGTCTCCATCCGGATTTCCAGTTTTCTTCTCTTCCTTCGACCCATCGTATATAGCACTTGTAGCAAGCTTCAAACTTATTCATATACAGATCGTCTTGGGAACGAAAAGAATATTTACGACAAACAGGACAAGTCCTATTATGGTCTCTAGTAAGTAGTTTTTTATTTATTAAAAATCCGTCTTCTTCCACTTTGTCCTGGGTCTCTGACAATTTGGCGAACTTCTGTCGCTCTTTTAGAGACTGTTGGATGTATTCTTTTTCTTTG